GTCGGTTGTTCCGACTATGGCCCCCGTCGGCGCAGGCAGTTCTCCAACGATCCCGGCGTTATCGTACAGAATGCGCCCGGTCGTGCCGTTGACGATGGGGCTCGTGCCGATAGTAATATTACCGCCGCCGCCGCCGCCGCCGCTGGAAAGCCTGACAACCATGCTAGGCTCCCGTGTAGACGGTAAGAACCTGCGCGTTGGTCCCAATCTGGGTCATGGCCGACTGCGCCGCCTTGCCAGTGATTTCGAGCGTCTGGCCCGCCGCAAGGGCAATACCCGCCGTGAGGACAGCCGTGCCGCCTGTAATGTCGATGGCCGCAGCGGCATTGGCTGCGGCGTTGCTCACGATCACGATGGACCGTGACGTGGAGGCAGTCACCAAAACACCAGAAGCGCCAGACATTGTAACAGCCGCCTTGGTAAGCGCGGCTCCGTCAGCCGGAAACTGGACAGTCTGCACACTTCCAGAAGGAGTACCGGCGGTGCCGCCTGCGATCTCTACAAGAGTTGCGTTGCTCATACTATGTCTCCTCCTAGACCACCGTCACCTAGTGCGGATGAGTAATACGCTCATGACGTGGGCAGCCCGTTAATCCGCGCCACAACTTGATTCCGTTGCAAAGAAAGCTGGCCGCCGGGAGTGGCGCGGCCCGCCGTGACGTAACTCCCAGAGTAGCTGTTCGACACAGCGAACGAGTACGCATAATCGACGTAGCTACTTGGCGTTTCCTGCCCTTGCGGTCCCTGAATGGCGTGAATCACCAACTTTGCCCCGTTGGGCGACGCTCCGAAAAGGGCGTGCTGCGCTTGAATCGAGGCTTGGCAATCCGCCAAAGACGCCGCGTTGCGCGGGCACACGATGTTCGTATAAGCGAGCCCCGGCAATGCGAGGATCAGCGGCGCTGAAACACTATTCCAGCCTGAGCTAGTCGATGTTGACTTGTCGTTGCCGGAGGTCACGAAGTCCAACCCCAGCGCGACATGCACTTGGCTAAGGCCAGTCATCATTTCCAAAAGCTGATCGCCCGTGCGCCCGTCCTTCGGTTCAGTGTCCAACCACACGCCACGCCGGACACCCGAAGAAAGAGCCGTGATGCGATTAACCGCGAGCGGCACAATTCCAAATGCCGTCAACCTTCCGTCGCCGTATGCAGTCGTGAAAATGGAGTCGGCATTGGCGGCAAAGTAGGCGTTGTGGCCAACCGCGCCCGTGTTGATGTTCACGTCGGTATAAAGCGACGTGTTATCGCCCGCGTAGGGTGCCCAGCCGGATGTATCGAACCCGTAGTGATCGGCAATATCGAGGAAGCCGCATCCTGCGGGATAGCTTGCTGCCTGAAACGTGGTGAGGCGCACATCATTGCGGGCGTCTAGGCCAGCCAGATAAGCGCACTGGACAAGCGTTGCGCCAATAGCCTGCGAGATTGTCGTATAACCAACGGTGCAATCAAAACTTGTGCTGTCGATTGTGCGAGAAATGCCGTCCTGAATGCCGTTATCATTGGTGCCGGACGTGCGCGCCCGGTTGCACCAAGCGCGAGAACGGCGCAGCAATCTTGTGTCTATTGAAGTCAAGAAGTTACCGGCCAACGTGCCGTTGACTTCGGTGGCCGGGCCATACGGCCAAGTTGTCTTGTCAATTGCGTTGCTTGCCGGTGGAGTTGCCAAACGCGACGCCCGCCACGGTGAAACCGGATACGTGGTCGTCACGTCGAAACAGTTGTCGCCGCTCGGTTGTGTGGGATTGATTGGCCTTAGCGTGTCGAACGTAGAATGGAACTCATAGCAGGCGTTATTCCAACTGATCCATTGCGCCAACGTCATCTGCCCGTAGACGCCAAAAGACGCTTCGTTAGGGCTGTAATCGTTGACGAAGCGCCAGAAAAACATGTTCCCGGTCGGGATGCTGCCAGTTGTGTTTGTCCAATCGATCTGGATGCCGCTGCCGGAGGCAAACCCGCCCGCCGCTGATGTGCGGCTATAGCCGGCGGCCCCTTGGCTTGTCAGAACGTCGATGTTATTGCTGTTCGTGCCGAACGCCGGATAGATTTGCAGCTTGTTCAAACCGTTGCGCGCCAAGACGCCCATGCGCGCTCCGCTGCTGTTCGCGCCCATCGTGCCAGTGTCCGGGTCGCCGCTCTGCATAAACATGCCAAGGCAATGGTTATTGATGTTTGCCCATGACTCGGTGTTGGTCGCCCTCCCGTTGCTCGCGTAGAAGGTCGCGCCGTCTCCCTTGATTCCAAAATACGGCGACAGCACGTAACTTCCGCTTAACGTGAGCTGGTGCGTTGTGTCTGATACGCTGATGATTTTTCCGCTTGCCGACAAAAGCGGCGCGGCAAAACAGAACACGCCGGGACACGACGAAATCCACCCGTCGCCTACACCGCGTGACACAAAAGTATTTAGCGCGGTCAAAAAGTCAACAGGGAACGGCACCCCCATCGCGTCTACCCAAATATCAATTTGAGGCAAATAGCGATTGACGGCCGAAACTGCGCCAACGCCTTTTGCGGAGAGGAGCGACGTAGCCATTTTAGAGAATCACGCACGCGCCGACAGTGTATGTCGTAGCGTTGGCATTATTGGCCGTCACCACGACCCGCCACGTGCGGGGCAGAATGTCTGAAACGGCAGCATTGGCCGCCACCGTCACGCCCGGATAAACCGTATAGACGTTTGTGCTGTTCGTGCTGACGGCGGCGCCGGTTAACATCGTAAAGTATTTGCTGCTTGTGGCGTCCTTGCCTTGGATGGACAGGGTGACGTTGCCAGTTCCCACGCTTGTCATGTCCAACACGACCTTGACGCCGCGACCGTTGTAGTTGGTCTGGTCCGCGCCGGTCTGCGTGGTGGTCACGCCCGAAGCGGTGATGCCGACCGACTGTTCGTTATTGTTTCGCCTGCGGTCCCAAGTCGTCCCGTTGAACGCATTCACGAAATTGAGCGTGCGGAGAGCCGCGAGAGCGTTGGAAATACCATCCGCGCCGTTGACGGTGGTGCCAACAGCCGTGGCGCTGTCGGGGATCATAAGTTGCGCGAAAAGTGCGCCACGCGAGCCCATTGTGGCCGCGCCCTGCTGCCCGTCCGTAAACGTCGCCGGGGTTGACCGATAGACAAAGCCCATTAGGGCCGACTTTGCCGCCGCCGTGCCAGCCGCCACGGTCCCACAGAAGGTCGTGATGTTCTGCGCTACCCGCTGCAAGCGACCGTTGAGCCCGCTAGACGCCGTGTCAGTGGCCGGTGCCGTTTCGTTGACCGCACCCAGAAGCGCGGCTGTTCCGTCGCCGGAATAAGCTTTTACGATTACCGGGTTGGCGTCGCTGTTCTCTTGCCCAAGCGAGTTGTAGATGACGACAGGTAACCCGCCGTCGGTTGTATTGGCTCCGACAACTTCTACAAGAGTTGCATTGCTCATCTTACACGCCTCCGCCGCTTTGGATGATGCGCGCGGCCACCGACTGCGGGGAGCCCGCTGTCGTGATGGTCAGCCGCACGGCGCTCACGGGATTATTGATGGTCGCGTCGGTCGCGGTGGTCTTGCCCGTCATTGTGGCGTGGTCGAACCACACCTGTGTCCCATTAGGCCACGTAGCCGCCTGCACGTCATCGTAGGTGTACTGCAGCTTGTACGTCGCGCCTGTGACGGCGGTTGTGGCGACACTGACATTGAAAGGCGAGATGTACTGATCGAGGACGATGGGCTTGCTCGACCCTGTGCCATTTACGCCGATGGTGAAGGCTGCGGCAGCGCCGGAAACGTAGACACTTGAGACCGTGTAGAAGTTCTTGGTGCTAACAACTGTCAGTCCCGCACCCGGCCCCGTGATCGTGGAAGTGAGAGCCGCGCCGCCTCGGTCTGTGCCCGTCGCAAGAAACGTAAGACCCGAAAGATTGGACGCCGAGAAGATCGTGATGAACTGCTGGTCGCCCATCGTGGCGACGCCACCCGTGGCAAGCGCGCCGTTGATGACGGCGTAAGCTGCGCCCGCCGTGGTCTGGCTGGCGCAGATACCGTCCGCATCGAGAACCGATGGCGCGTAGGTGAGTGAAATCGCACGCATGCAGTTCTCCTAGAAGATAGAGGAGAGGAGCGCCCCGGATAGGCGCTCCTCCGTCGATTACGTCGGGTTGACAGCGATGCCGCTGGTGGCGGCGGTCGGGGCCCCACCGTCCACATACATCTGCCCACGAGTCGTGGCGTCGGTCCCGAACTCCGTGATGCCAATCATAGAGCAACTTTTCATCAGCAGGTAGCCGCCTGCCGACGCCGGAAGCGTCGCAAGGCCATTCATCGTGGTCGAGCCCGACTGGGCGGCGTTGTCGAAAACGCAACCACTGAACAGGGTCGTGCGGTCGATGCAAGACGCCCCCGTGCCGAGAATGCCGATGGTAGTGGCAGACGAGGTCATGAACGGGAAGATGCAGTTGATGAACTCGTTGCGCGCGGTTGCGCCCGCGAGTTCGAGGCTTGCGTTCGCGACGGTCTTGGTGACGGTGTCAAGGCCGATCTGGCACTGGTAGAAGCGGTTTTCGCCGCTCGACGAGTTGATCAGGAGGCTGCGGCTCGTGGTCGCCTGCGCCGACGCCGCGTCGCCCGCGCCGCCGAACATGACGTTATTGAAGTAGTTGCGACCGCCCGTGACAGTAAAGCAAATCTGACTGGCACCACCGGTCGAGAAACCATTGAAGAACGCCACGTTCGAGATGATGCAGCCGGAACCGGACATCGTCACGAAATTACCAGAGCCGAAAGTGGCCATCGTGTAGGTGCCGGTCGGCGGCGCAAAGCGGGCGCGGCTGTTGGGCGACGGGGCGCTCATACCGATGATGTGTACAGCGTTCTTGTTCAAGACCAGCGTGCCTGCAGTGGCGGTCGGGTCGACGGCGACGGCGTTGTCAAGACTGAGGCGTTGCGTGGCCGTGGTGATGCCGTTTCCCTCGATCACGATGGTGTCGTTGTAGCCATCGCGTGCCGTTGCGTAGGCGCGATAAATGGTCTTCATCGGCTGCGAGGCTGTGCCGGGGTAGCCGTCTGAGCCGTTGAGGTAGTCGACGAAGATGACTCGCCCACTGGTGAGGGGCAGGCCGCCCATACCCATCGTAGGAACGCCGTCTACAAGAAGTCCGTTGAGAAACTCGGTGGTGGTGGCAGACATGGAAGCCTCCTAGAGAAATTGGCCAACGCTACGCGGAGGAAGAAACACCGGGAAGCTGATTGGCTTCCCGGTGCAATATCGTCGGGGCGTTACGCGCCCGGGGTGCCCCAGACGGTACGGAAGTTCGTCCACGAGGCGTCCCAGCGGGACGTCACCTTGTAGCGCATGCTGTCAGTCTCGAAGTCGCCTTCCATGCTCTTCTCGGCCATGCGGCGCGTGACCATCTGGAGGCCCATGCGCTCGTCGGTGCTGATCCACCACGCCGTCGGCGAGGTGAGACGCGTGATGACCTGAAAGCCCTTCGGGAGGATTTTCAGCGACATCACCGGGTTGATGTCGTTGTTCGCATTGCTGGTGCGGAGCGCCGACTTCAGGATGACCTCGGCTTGGAACTCGTTGTCGGGCGACACGACCAGCATCTGCGGGGTGATGCGGACGCGCTTCGTGTCGTTGTCCTGCGCCTTGCGAATCTGGACAAGCATCGACTCGACCGAGGTCTGCGAGAGCGCGGCGGGCGTAGTCAGCAGGTTGGACTGCGTGCCGCCGAGGATCGGGTGCGAGGCGGAGCAGAGCGGCTGGCCGTCGCCGCCGAGATAGGAGCCGTTGAAGGCGAAGTTGAGGACGTTGGCCGTGGCCGTCTCCTCGGTCTCCGTCATCGCCTGACCAAGCTGCTCGGAGTAAATCTTGCCGAGGTTGATGTGGTCGCCGTCCTCAACAAGAATCTTCGTGAGGGCGAAGGCCGCGCCGTACTGGCGGAAGACGTACCGCTTCACGAACAGCACGCCGCCGTTCTTGTAGGTGACCGGTCCGCCGTCGCCCATCTGCGGGGCAGCGCCAAGGCCGAACAGAACCGGTTCCTCATGATACGCGCGCTTGATGCCGGGCTTCGTGCGGAAGACCTGCTTGTATTCGTCCTTGCGCTGGTTGTAGACGCCGTCGAAGTGCTCGTTGAGGATCGGTTCGACAATGACCCTGAACTGGGTGCTATTCATCGGGGTAGCCATAGAAGCCTCGCTTGAAATCTGGTCTGTCAGTCCCCCGCCTTACGCAGAGCGGCGGGGGAGGCTCATAGGTAGCGGAGCAGGCTGGTCGCCGTTAGGCGACCGGGCCCTGATAGCTGCTGATCTTCACGCGGACGGTGGTGTAGGTGTCGCCCCACGTATTGTTGTCGTAGGGGGCCAGACCGATGATCTGGAAGGTACCGGCGGTCGCGCCGGTCGTCGTCGCCGTCAGGGCCTGCGTGCTCTGGCCGGTGTAGGTCGAGCCCTGCGAGGTGTTCGCGAGGTTGATCGACTCGCCGTTCTTGGTCGAGGCAATCGAGCCGTCGGCCTGCGCTTCGTAGGTGATGTTCACGTCGGAAGTGTAATATGCGATCATCGACCCCGCGTCGTAGGTCTGGCCCGCGAGCCAATAGGGGACGACGAACCGCTTGCCGGAGGTCGTGTACTCGCAGCCCGCGAAGACGCCGATGCACACATCCGCGCCCGTGCTGCAGGGGATGAGCGTGCCGTTGGTGTCGCGCTTGATGGGGGTATTCGTGTAAATGGACGTGCCGTAGGTCGACAGAACGCCGTCGGTCAGTTGGTCCATGCGGACCGTTCCGCTCGGATGCGAGACCGGGCGAAGGCCAAAGGGAGAGGCGGTGGTGGTCATGGTGGAAATTCCTGTAGGTTGAAACGACAAGACGTGGACATCTGCGGCCTCGCCGCTGTCCGTCTCGCTCCGTTCCGCATCTCAAGCCCGACAGTTACACCTCACGCACCGCGCAAAGACGCCTTCAGTCGAGCGAGTCGCTCATACAGGTAGCTGGATGAATTGTGCTCTCATGCGGCGGGTTTCGTCAAGCCCCATAGAAAAGGGGCCGTCCCTTTCGAGACGGCCCCCTCCCCAACCTGCCGACCCGCAAAGGTCGGCAGGCCCCCTAGTCAGGTCTCGAACTGGCGCGGCGGCCTCACGAACTCGCCGATCTCGCCAAAGCCGGAGTCGAGGGTCACGCGGCCACCTTTCTCCTTGGCCGACGCGGCAAGCTCTTCGAGGCCGTCCGTGATGCCTCGCGCCATGTCGCGCGGCGCGTCGTGGTGCAGTTCTCGCATGATGGCGAGGAACTCCACGTCGGGGACCTCCATCGCCACCATCTCACGCCACATGACGGCACCCTTGCCGGAGCCGTCCTTGACCGCGTTCTGGTCCGACGCCCAGCCCGCCTCACGCACGTCGTCGTACATGACGAACTGGTAGCCAAGCTGCTGACGGCGGTGCGGCGTGTCGGAGGGGTGGGTCGTGCTGACCCAGCAGCGGTGCCAGCCGTCGCGCTTCGGCAGACCCGGCAACAACGTCTGGCTCAACACCTCGCGGATGCGCGCGCGGCGCTCCGGGTCAGTGTTCTCCTTGGCCTGCTCCCACTCGGCGCGCGTGAACTCACGCTCGCGCGTGCGCTCCTCGCTGCCGTGTGGTTCGTCGCGGGCCGTCTGCATGGAGGCCCGCTCGCTCTGCGCGACCCTCGGGTCGCCTTCCTTGTTCGTTGCCATGATTGCTCCTAGTTCCGGCCCATGAGGCCCTGCTTGGCCTTCTGCTCGTTCGCCTTCCAGCTTGCGATCAGGCGAGCCTTCTTGGCCTTCTGGTCTGCGTCGAGGTTGCCTTCCAGCAGCCCCTCCGACTCAAGGTATTCCCGCATCTCAGGCTTCAGTTGGTAGCCCGGTGCCGCCGAACCTCGGCTGCCTCGGGGCGCGTTGGTGGGAGGCATGCCGCCGCTCCTCTTGCGGACGGGAGCCTCTGACTCACCGTCGTCTTTGTTGTTGCCTGATGGCCCCAGACCACGCGCGCGGACGCGCTCTTCGAGCGTCCGCCAGTAGAGGGGCGTGTTGGGGTTGTAGCCCTCGGCGGCCAGATGGTCGTCGATGGCTTTCACGATCTCCGAGTCTTCGCTGCCGCCTTCCGCCTTGAACCACGGGTGGCGGTCCATGAAGACCTCGCTGTACTTGGCGGCGGCGGGCGACGGGGCCGGAGCCCCCTGCCGCATCGGCATCTGGCCTTGCGGGGGCCGCTGCTGACCCTGCTGCGCGTCGGCGATGATGCGCTGGCGGGCGGTGGCAAGCTGGAAGACGCGGGCGGAGGCCTCGTCCCGAAGGCGTTGGGCCTTCCGGAAGAGTTCCCCGTCGCCAGCGGCGACCGCCTTACCGAGTTCGTCGTCCAGCACCTGAAGGTGCTGTTGGGCCTGCCCAAGCTGGCTCTCGACGGTGTTCAGGACGACGCCGACCTGACCCTGCGAGACCGACGACACCATGCCAGACAACTGGCTGACCTGCTGGCGCAGGGCCTCCAGTTCCATGTCGCGCTGGGCGATGGCGTCGCGGCGTGCCTTGTTCCGGCGCGAGCGGCGTGAGTTGCCACGCTCCTCGACGCCGTCGTCGTCGTCATCGAGCGCCTCGTCGTAGGCGAGACGCGCGTCGCGCTCGTCTTCCTCGTCGCCCTCGGAGTCAGAACCAGAGTCAGAGCGTGGCTCGCGTCGGGGAGGCGCTGCCTTCTCCTCCTCGGGTTCGTCGTGCTCCGGCTCGATTTCGACGTTCTCTTCATCGTCCGGCACAAGGCCCTCCATGCCGCCCACCATGATGGTGTCGCGCGGATTGCCTGTGCTCTTCGGGCCGCGCTCTTCCTCGGCCTCTCGTTCACGTTGGATTGTCGCCATGATTGCTCCTACGAGGTCTTGACGGCCAGCGGGTCACCCTCGATGACGCCGATGATGTCGGAATCCTTGATGGTGATGAACAGCGCCTCGTCGTCGCCCTTGCCGTAGGGGACGGTGAAGCGGTCGCCGCCGAACATGGGCGCGCGGATGAACGTGCCGGGAGTACACCACGCACCCTCCGGCCACGGCTCCAGCGTATCTCGACGCTTAAACGCGGCGGGGCCCATCGCGCGCACCAGCGCGGTCTGGACGCGGTACTTCTCATCCTCGCGCGTCATGTCCGCGAAGATGATGCCGCTCGCAGTGCGCCGCTTGGGCGTCCTGATCTGACAGAGAATTAAGTACCCGCAGGGACGGATACCGGGGGCGATGTCGGGGAAGGCGAACTGGAGTTCTTCGCCGTAGTCTTTGCCGAGAAGCGACTTCACGCTTGCGGCCTTGGAGTAGTCTTCTCGAATAGCGACAGGCTTGGGGAAAGGGGTCGCTGTCTTAGTCGTCACGTTCCACCTCGTTGGCTGCTTCAACATACTCGTTGAGACGCTCACGGACCGTCGCGACGGCCTTGAGCATCCCATTTATCGAGCCGAACTCGAAGACGTCCCGCTTGTTGTCTGCGGGACGTTCCACGCATTCGACTGCTTGGGTCTTGATGTCCTCCAGAATCTGGAAGACGACCGCAAGATCGATCACTTCGCGCCTTTGGCCACGTTCTTCGGCGGAGACGGCTTCTTGCCGTCGTACGCCTTGCTGGCGGCCTCGTCGTACGAGTCGCCCGTGGCCATGCTCTTGTGCGGCTTCACCGGGCCGCTCGGGTACTTCGGTGCCATGTCATTTCCTCTTGCTGTTGATCGCCTTGAGGGCCTTGCTGTCGGCAGCACGATCCTTCGCGCTGCCCTCGGGGCCGTGTCGACCGGACTTGTCGGCACGTTTGTCGGCGGACGATTTCTCGTATTGCGCCATCGACATCTTCTTCTTCGCCATGTTGCTGTGTCCTTCCTAACAAAGAGGGTCGTATTTGCCGTTCCCACGCTTCAGCTTCGGGTCGTCGTGGTGCTGCGGCATGGTGCTGTATCCGGCGCTGCCGCCACGCTTGAAGCCGCTCGCGGGAATGCCGGGGCTGAAACCGTCGCTGGGCGCGGCACCCACAGGCGCTGACATGCCTCGGGGGGCTTTCGGCATCTTCGATGCGGCGGTTGCGGGGGGGCGACCGAAGCGGACGCCGGGGTTCTTCCTTGCCATGTTGGTCTCCTATGGGTTGGGGTTGATGCCTGTGCCGGTGGAGAGGTTGCCGCCCCCACCATCTGACTCGATCTTCATCTCGGTGATGGCCAGCGCCGTCTTGTTGTCCTGCGCGTTGAGACCTTCCTTCGACTGGATAGCGGCGGCGGCGATCATGTTGCGCTCTTGCTCGATCTGCTGCTGCGCTTGCTCGGAGGCCTGCTTCATTTCGAGTTCCTTCGCCTTGATCGCAGCGTCCATCTGCATCTTCTGCTGCGACTCCTGCGCCTTGCGCTGGGCCTCGGCCTGCTGGACCTGCATCTTCTGAGCGTCCATCTGCATCTTCGCCGCGCCCAGTTGGGTGCGGGTCTGCATGTCGGCCATCTTCGCCTGACCCATCTGCTGATCGGACTGCGCCTGACGCTCGACGTCCTTCATCGCGACGATGCTCGGGTCCATCGGCTGCGGAGGTGCCAGCTTCTGCATGAGTTGCTGCGCCTGCTCGATGATCGGCGGAACCTCGGCAAGCTGCGTCTGCGCGTGCTGGAGCACGGGCGGCGTGATCTCGGCCAGCAGTCGGTCGAGGGAGACCTCGACGCCCTTCATGCGGGCAAGCGACTCGACGGTGATGCTCGGGTCGTTTGCACGCTCCTGAATGGCAGCGTTCGCCGCGATCAGCGTCGCGTCGGCGTACCAGAGGGCCATATGCTCGGCGAGGTGGCCCATCATGATTGGCAGGTACTTCATCGCAATGATGGGGTTCGAGCCGAAGAGCGGCGACGTGAGGTAGGCAAGGTGGATCGCGAGGTGCGCCTCGTGGTCCTGTCCGGGGTACGCCTTGATGGGCAGGCCGCTTGACGCCTCGACGTTCTCGGCGACAGCGTTCTTCTGCGTGGCCTGCGGCGCGGGGATGAGGAATTGCTCCGGGTCGGGCACGTTCATCCGCTTGAGGAAGAACAGTTCCGACTTCCGCAGGTCGTAGAGGCCCGGAGGCGCGGTCGTCGCGCGCTGCTGGATCATCTGCGCCTGCGCCGACCGCTGCATGTCGGAGAAGATACGCGGATCGCTGACCGGTGTGACGGTCATAGGCCCTTGGAAGTCCTGCTTGGTCACCGTCAGTTCGCCGAACTGGTCGACGATCACCTGATTGCTGACCGTGTGGGCGTTGATGTGCCAAAGCTGCTTCAGGAAGCGGCGCATCGAGCGGTGCAGGCGACCATGCACGGCCCCGAAGTTCTTGAGGCCCTGCTCGATGAACATCGAGGCGGTGCCGACGGGCGTGTTGCCCGTCATCTTGTCGTATTCGTCGAACGTCGTGCGGACCACGCCGCGTGCCGAGTCGACGAGGAAGCCCAGCAACTGGAAGAGGACAGGCGACGGCGGCGGGAACGGCAGCGGCATGTACGTCTTGCGGACGTCGTCCATCGCAAGCGAGCCCGACATCTCGGTGGTCTG